CAATAGCTAATTCCTGAGCATAAAACACAGTGCCGTTTTGTACGTTTGCGTTTACGTTTTCAGTTAATGAACTGCTATTCTTAACAAGTGCATATTTATAGAATACTTTGCCTGCTGCCTTAGTGATAGCTGTAACAACACCTGATGCCTCAGCAACAGCTGTCACATCACCTGTGGCTATAAACCACACAGCTTTGATTCCACCAATGGAATCTTTACAGTCTAACACCATGCCCTGCGTTAATGCACATGCCATATTTTTAAAATTTAATTAGTTTTAAAATAGGGCAGGAAACTTAATTCCTGCCCCTTAAAATTTATACAGTGAATTTCACTATTTGCTCTGGAAATGCATACTGCACACCCATTTTGAACTTCGCTACAAATCTAATTTGATCCGCTTCTTCAGCATATTTGATGCTAAATTTCGTTTCTTCGTCTAGTAAATCTGTACCTAAGAACATGTTTGAAAGACGCATTGCATAGATCTTGTTCTGACCATTTAAGCCTTGTACAGCAACAACTTTGATTGATGTACCTGGTAAAACAAACTCACTGTCAGCCTTACCATCAAAGCTGTAGTTGAACATGTTTGCATTCTTTAATGCAATGGTGTAAGTTCTGAACACATCCTGACCACAGAAAATTGTGGTGTCATCTTTAGCAACAATCTCAGCAGGGATTGCTTTGTAAACTGCATCAAATACAGCCACAACATTTGCAGCAGTGATTGCAGTTGCTTGTGTAGCAATGTAAGTAGTTGTGTTTGCATCTACTACTGTATTTGCAGCACCGATCAACTTAACAAAACCATCAAACTTATTTAAGTTACCATTTGCAGATGCAGTATCACCCTGCCAAATAGCAGTTTCTAACTGTGCAGCAATTTTCTCAGCCTTTCTGTTTGAATAAGCATCAGCAAAAGCTAATGAATCATACTGGCTGCCAGCTGGTAAAGCCTTTTGTAAATAAGTTCTTTCAAGATCAATTGGACATAAAGCCTCATTTACTTTGATCTTACCAACAGTCAATTGACGTTGTGTGAAAGATGTTGTGCCACTTGCAGTGAATCCGCAAGATGATCCGTCTAAGAAAAATGCATCAGTGTCCATGATTGCAATCTTTTCAGATGACTTCACTTCTACTAAAACATTGCCTTTTGATTTGATTAAGTCAGCAGTCTTGCTACCTAATACAGATGAAACTACTAAAAGATTCTCATTCTCTTTGGTGTAGTTTGCTAGGGTTGAAACATCAAATGCCATGATATTTGTTTTTTATTTGTTTTAAAATTGATTACTTGTTAATGTTCTTTGCTATCTCTAGGAATCTGTTGATTTTTTCAGCCTTAGATTCAGCATGTTTGTTGAAAGAATTTTTTGCTGGTTGTGTTGGTGCAGCTGATGGTGTGTTGATTAAACCAACAATCACATCAGATAAGTCACTCACAGCCTGAGAAAACTTTGCATCTGATTCAGATACTTTGCTTTCAAATGCAGCCTGGGCAGCTTTCAATGATGATAGTTCTGCCTCTAGTTGTGCAATTCTCAATTCAGCCTCTGATGGCTCTGCTGGTGCAGGCTCAACAACTGGCTCAGATGCTACAGTCACAGCAGTGATGATACCCATGTCATCAACAGTGATCTTTGTGCCATCTACTAATTCATGATCTCCAGCAGGTGCAGGCACTTCTGTCTCAACTTCACTCTCAATGGTGACTTTGCCACCTACCTCAAGTTTGTCAATCATTACCTTACCACCAGCTTTCAAATCATACTCTTTTGATGCCTCTGTAGGCTCAACACTTGGTGCTGGCTCAACAGCTGGATCAGCAGCAGGTGCTAGAACAGGATCGGCAAAATTTGCCCCTGACTGTTCAAACATTGCTTTGATTTTTAATACAGCTTCTAATGGTGTCATAAATACTTTTTACCTAAATAGCAGCCATTGTGACTAGTTACCACATAGAAAAAAGGGATGGCTAAAATGCCACCCCTTTGATATTTATTTTTAGCTTTTTTTAGCTTTCTACCTGGCTCAGAATGTCCTGGATCTGTGACCACATATTTTCAGCCACCTTATTGATGTCCTGCTTTTCAGTGGGTTTCATTTGGAAAAGTCCCTCAACTGAGAATCCTTTTACCTTACCCTCTTTGACCATCTGCCACACCTCAGGGTTGTTCACTTTGAATGATCCAAACCAGCTGCCATCAGGTACATCCTCAAATCCTTTCATGGCCTGGATGCCTCTTTTTTGATCTGTGATCCATGATTCAAACATGGTCAGGCCTTCTAACCTTTGACCACTGTCATGCATCAGATTCACATTTGATTGATAGCCTTTAGTGAAAAACTTTTGTGCAATCTTTTTGATGGTGTCTTTGCTAAAGATCACATAGTATTCACCATTCTCATCATTTCTGTATATAGGTTTGTCAGCCAGCATCAATGCACCAGTGATGATTTGCTCATCCTCATCCTGTATTGCAAATGATTTTCTTTCAATTTGTTTTAGCTTTCTTTCTGCCCAGTCAATCATAGCCTCACCTCCCCAGGCATCCCACATCAATCCACCACATCCCTCTGAATATGGCACATCTTTGTTTTGCTGATGCCTCCTGAAACCACTGATCCTGGCAATAGTGTCCCTGGATATTTTCTCTTTGTTGGCAATTTGGTTTGCCCTGGTCTTTCCAGTTTGCTCACCACAGTCACCCCATCCATTTTCATCAGCCCATTTCAATGCTCTTTTGGCATTGTTCACTGCTGCCTCAGGATAGTCATTCCAGCTGTCCTCTGCAAATGCTAGAAAGTTTTTATCTATGGCAGGCCTGTCCACCAGTGCCACATAGTCCACCTCCATGTCACTTTCTACATCAGGCAATATTTCTAAATTGTATATTGGTAATTTTTTCTCCATACTGTTAAATAGTTTTTTAGCTTAATCTTGCAGCCCTGTTTATTCGTGTGATTCTTTCCTGCTTATTAGTCACATCAGATTCTACCACATAGGCTCTGTTTGTTGCAGATCCCATCTGATTGATGGATTGCTGATCTAGCTGTGTGACAGTGTTCTGAATAGGTGCAGCTGGTGTAATTGGTGCAGCTGTAGAAACACTGGGTGCAGTCACAGATCCACCACCACCGCCGCCACCACCTTTCACCTGGGAAAGAATGTTTTTGGCTTTAGATGCTGCCCCTAATACAGCAGCAATCTGTGTTGCATAGAATATAGGGAAAGCAAGTGCAGCAGCTGGGCCTGTAGCCTTTGCAGATTTCTGTGCAATATCTAAACCCTGAGCAAAGCCCACACCTGTTGAAATGGCAATCTGTGCAAGCCCTGCCACCTTACTGGCAACAGTTCCCTGTTCAAATAGTCCAGCCAATTGTCCTAGCACATCACCAGTGGCTAGTGCAAAATCCCTTTGTGCTTGCTTTTCAGCCTCCTGGTATGCAATCCTCTGATCTGTCAATGACTTCACTTTGTCATTGTACTCTTTCTCAGTGATGATCTTATTGTTGAAAGCCTCCTGCACTGCAACCTGTTCAGCATCCAATGCAGCAAGCCTGGCCTCATATTCAACACCCCTGGCAGTTTGCATTCTGTCCAGGTTGTCTATTTCCCTGGTGTACTTTGCCACCTGGATCTGCTGATCAAAGGAATCAATAGATAAATCTATTTCCTGTTTCTTTTCAGCATAGGCAATCTCTGCATCAACCCTGGCCTGTGTGCCAGCTTTACTATTGTTAATATTGTCCTGTAGTCTCTTTAATTCAATAGCACCTTCCTCATTTGCAATTGCCCTCTTTTCCTCTAGTCTCTTAACCTCATCTTTGATCAGTTCAGCATTGGCCTTTTTCCTGTCCAGCAATAGTTTGTTTTCACTGGCAGCCACTGCCTGATCTAGTGCAATCTTTTCCTTTGTAAGTGCAACAGCATTTGCCAATTGCTCAGATCTTAAACCAGCCACCTGTGCCTCAACTGCTGCCACCTCATTTTGTGCCTCAATCAATGCAGCCTGTAGATCTACATTTGTTTTATTCTGTGCCAGTTCAGCAGCAGCAGCAGCAACCTTTGCCTGTGCTAGTTTTTTCTGTGCCTTTTCCTGTTCATCTAATACCTTAGCCAATTTATTGTTGGCCTCAATTCTTTCATCAATACTCCTAAACTCATCATCTCTGACCTGCCTCAATTGTTCAGCCTGCCTGTCATATTTTTCAACCAACCCAGCTAACTGGGCAGCTGCTATCTTAGCACTGTTTTGCAGGGCAATGGTAGCCTTAGCCTGTTCATAGATTGCACCTACATTGATTTTGGATGCCTTATCTACCACACCACTCACCACACTGACTACAGACTTTGCAGCCTCACCGAAATTGTTGTAAATGTCTTTACCAGCCTGCACTGCATTTTTGCCTGTAGTTGCCAGGCTTTCTTTAGTAGCGTTTATGCTTTTGGTAAGTTCCTGAATGGTTGTCTGATCCTTATCACCCAATGGTGACTTTTCCCAGGCTAGTTGAATCTCACTGATGACTAGCTTAATACCATCAAAAGCTAGTTTCAATGGTGTGATGGCTAGTGTCAGGATGCCACCTAATACCTTACCCAGTGCCTCAAATCCGTTTGTGCTTTTGCCTACCTCAGTGGTAACATTGATAAATATTTCCACTAAGGTGTTTACAATAGTAGCAATGGTATTGAACACAGCAGATACTGCATCAGCTACCTTTTGATTTTTGCTTAATGCCTCCTTAAAAAAGTTGAATGCACCAGCAATCACTGAGATGATTCCCAGTGACTTGATAGCATTGCCTAGACTACCAAATGCACTAGATGCCTGTTTGGCCTCTTTCTCAGATTTTTTGGCACTGTCACCAATGTCCTCAATCTGATTTTTGGTCTGTTTTAGCTTTTTATCGGAATCACCTGTATTGACTACAATGTCTACACCTACTTTTTCATTTGCCATTATTCGTATGTTGTCTCAATTACTTTTAAAAATTCAGCCTTTGTGATGCCAGTGTCCATTGGATTGTAGTCCTGCACACTGTTCAACCTCCACAAAGCCCCATCTATATAGATCAGTCTTGCAAAGTCCAGGCTGTATATGTCTTTTGCTTTCAGGTAGACAAATGCTGATAGTAGTTTGCTGTCCTTATCTGTGATCTCTGCTATGTACTCACTCCAATATCCATTGAATAGATTTGCTGTTGGGTATGGTGTAACCAGTTCAAAGTACAGTTCACCAGGTGTGCCAAAGTTCAAATCTGCCTGTGGTGCATCAGGATCATCAAGATGTCCAGCATATCCGTAAGTAGTTAAATTCTGCAATGTTGCCCCAGCATTCTTAACTGCATAGCTGGTGACACCTGTGATCTTTTTGGCCTGTAAGATCCTGATCACATGCTCAGTCACATCCTCTACCCCATTGTTCAGTTTGAATATTGTGCTGAATACTTTATCCTCACCATTGTAGCCCACCAGTGGTGTAGGTGCAAAGATGATTTCAGCTGTCTGCTTTTCCTTTGCAAAGTCATACCCACTGTCCTCTATTCGTGTGCCATAGGCCTGGCTGTATTTCTTTTGATACTGATCATTGTAGTAGTCTGTATCATTTTTGTATTTGAACTCAAAATATCTACCATTCAGTTCACTCATTGGTTTCAGCCTGATAGGCTTTGATCTGTCCACCTTATATGTCCAGTCAATGTATCTGATCACCCCATCCTCTAGCAATAGATTGTCCAGGTCATTTATTTTTAATAGGCCATTAAAATCATCAATGGCTAGTAAAGAAAGCCCATCAAAATCATAGAACTCAATGTATGGTTTGATGATCAGGTGCTTTGACTTAATAGGATCTTCAACCACATACATGTTGAACATCTTGATGATGGATGCAAAAAAGTCCTTTTGAAATATCCCCTTTGGGATGTTGTCATTGATGCTGATGGTATCACCATACTCAGCTGGCACTGTGATGCTAGTTGCATTGTCAATCTTTAAGAATGTGCCACCGTATGATTCAACATTGCCAAATAAAAATTGCAAGCTAGGATCAAATGACATTGTGTAATTGACTTCAATCCTTAGCGTTTCACCTGGGTTGATCACTGCATTTAGTGTGTCAGTCCATAGGTATGGAATTGCCAGTGATGGTGCTGATCCTACTGTATTGTTGAATGACTTTGTGGCCAGCACTGTTGTCCCTTTATACAGGTCAAATCTTAATGTGGTGTAAGCTGTGCCAAATCCTGAAAATCCTAAATTCAAAACACCATACAGATTCAGATTGATGACTGTGTTTGCCACCGCTGTGCCTGTGTAGGTGAATGATTCACTGTTGGTCTGTGTGAACTGTGCCAGTGATATGCTGTCAAATTTCAAATTTTCAGTGCTGGTGTTCTGTAAGTTCATGACAGTGTATGCACTATTCCTGTCAGCCTGCACCAGCTTTGTAGTGTTTTTGATTAGGATCTTTCCATTCTGTGGAATGATCAACCGTCTGAACACAGCTGAATTGAAAAAGCTGGATTCATAGGTGTAGCCTGATCCGTTGATGATCTTATCCATGTACTCTCTCACATACAATGCAGGTCTGAATGCCTGCACATTCCAGTCATGTTTGTTTGCTGAACTCACCAGGCCATAGTCCATCAATGGATAGTAGTAGCCTGATCCCTGCACATTGTCCCATGATCCTGTGATGTTGGTCATATTCCAGGTATGGTCATACTGGGAAAAATCTAAGTTTTCCAGCTTTTCATTTCCTAGTGCAGCTATAAAGCCACCCAATTCACCGAACACAGCACACTCATATTCTATTGTCCCATTGTCCAGGATGATTTCCAGCATCCTCAGAATGCCTTTAAAGATCTGCACCTTATCTACAAACACCACACAGTTGGCTGCCTTTGATGGGTTGAAATTGTAGCCCACATTGATCAGTGCAGGATCATAATCATTTGATGATCCAAACTCAAAGATGTGTCCAAACACCTGATTGTTTACAGCATTCCCAGGCAGGACAATAGTCTTAGAAAAGTTGGTATTGCGTGATGAAAAATCCTTAACATCATCAATGTTGTATGTGAACTCAGTTGATAGGTCTTTAGTAAGATCCAGCCTCTGATTTTCAATATATATTTCTGTCTTGATCATCTGTATTGACTATTCATTTTTTGAGCAAATTCAACCTCTAAATCAAAGTTGAACATCTTGTCAGCAATCCTATTCTTTTCCTCCCAGTTGGTGTTTTTGATTCCAACAGGATAGTAGTAGCCACCATCCTCATAGTACACCTCAGGGCTGGTGATAAGATCCTTTAGCCATAAATAGTCAGTGGCATTGATATAGTCACTTGATAGTTTGAAACTCACCATCTCATTAACTGCAAACGTATTGACACCAGCATTGATCCTTTTGAATGAATCATACCTGGTCATAGATCCTGAATTATACTGCCAGTCTAGTTGCTGATAGCTTTTTTTCTCAACAGCTGCTGACCTCTTATTCACTAGCCTAAATGCAAAGCTGTCATAGCCTCCCAGCTTATTTAAGAAATGCAATGTCACTGGTGTCCATCTAGGGTTGCAAGCTAACTTGATCTTGAACTCAGGTGACTGATTGCCTCCATAGTTCACTTTCACACCATACTGGTATGTGGCTGCATTGATCAGTGAACTGCCCAGGTATGCATTGATGGCAGCAGGTGACAGGTCAAACAATACAAATGCACTGCATGCAATACTGTTGCCTGTTGATGATGATCCGTCTGTTGCCCCACCTGGTAGATATTTTTGTACTGTCAATGTCAGGTTGGTAGTGGTTGCAGCTGTGTTCATGAAACCAGCATACAGCCTCTCTGTCAAACCTACCTCAGCTGTGGTCACATCCCTGCCTGTTAGCCAGGTGTTGATCTTTGGTTGGTAGTATGATGTTGTCCAGTCTCTGAATACTGGATTGACAAAGTTGAATGCTCTATAGTTACCTGATGCCAGGTTGGTGTATGTAGTGCCACCATAGTCCTCACCAAATCTGATCTCATAGTTGATGTACAGATCATTGCCTGTGTAGGCAAATGCAGTGGTTGTTGCATTGGGTTTGAAATATCCATTTAGGTAACTTCTGACCACACTGCCAGCATTAAAGATGCCTTTGGTAGTTGCAGGATCAGGAAACAGTTTGATCCTGGTCACCAGTGTGCCACTGATCAATATGTCAAACACATATTTGAAACCTGCCTGTGCATAGTTATTTGATGTCACCACAAAGTACAGATCATCATGTGCTGATGGATATGCCTCAGGTGTGCTATTGATTGTAATTGCCATTATTCTTTTTTATCGTTTAAATTGTTATTTGCCTGTCTTATTATGACCTTCACATCCTGCCCAACTACTTTAGATAGGGATTCCAGGAAACTCTGCCCAAATGTTGAATTGATGGTATTGTCAAAGAATCCAGTCCGTCTGATACCTTTCTTTTTAATGTTCACCGCTGTAGCATACACAATAGATTTCATCTTTTCATCAGCTGATTTGACCTTTGCCAAACTCTTATTTTTACGCTGTCCAGCTGATAGTGGATTCTTTTTAGTATTTCTCTGATCCTCTCTGCTGCCCATTGTGCCTCTCAACTGATACCACCTCAACAGGCTCTTTTGCATGGCAGCACCTATCAGGATGCCACCCTTTTTGTTCAGTTTCTTTTTAAAGCTGTATGGTGATCCTGGCTCACCTTTCTCAAAACCGCTGACACCTTTATTGACAAAGTCATAGTATTTAGATGCAGGATCTGATTTATCCCATCCTATAGTGATTTCATAGCCATTGCTGTCTTTTGTCAATGCACCCTCTGAAATGCCATCCTCTATGCCACCACTGGCAACCTTTCCCTTTCTGTTTAACTCATCCTTTATGTTCTGAATAAACAATGCAGCAGACTTGATCATGAATCTTTCTACTGTAGGCAGTTCACCCACAGATGCAAAGTCAGTTGGATCATTCCCTAGTTTGTCCAGGAATCCATCATTGACCAGTTCAGCCTGTAGTTGTTTAGTTGTTTTTGCCATACACTTTTTTCAGTTGTGCTTTATCGTGTTCCGCTTTGGCTTTCAAATAGGATAGGTCATTTAAAAATTGGATAGTCATGATATTGTACACATCCTCTAGTTTGATCTTTTCATGTTCGGCAACAATGGATGCCTGGTAAATCCATCCAAAACGCTGCATAAAGCCTGATACACTATTTCCGCTTGTAGCTTGCTCATCTTCATCCTCATCATCTCCGAGATCAAAAAGTCCTTTGAAACTTTTATCCAGTGCCTGTACACTTGACAAAAAAAAACCACAGATCCCAGCACATCTGTGATGGGTGCAGTCAGCATATCATTTGCATATTCCTCATGACTAGATGGATCATAGGGCTGATCTACCCAAATGCCTAGCCAGTTTCTTTTCTGTGGGATGACCATTGTTGCAGCTAGCCTATGCAGGTTTTCAGTAAAGCTGGCAGCAAAGTGCTTTGTCTCTATGTACCTGCCTGCTGGCATTCTTTTGACATCATACTGGCATTTGAATCTTTTTCCATTTGCATAGATGTAGTCTACATGCTTGACATCAAATTGCTTTTGCAGAAACTTGATTTTGTGGGCAATCTTTAGGAATTGCTTTTCAGACATATCCTGGATCTGTTGCTCAGTCTTATTTGTCAGGATGGCAATTGTCTTGATGCTCATTTCCTGTTCAGACATGCTCTCAACATTTGATTGCAGGTCATACAGTTGCTGCCACTGAAATACGTTTATATCTTTCCATGTCATATCCATAAATAGAAAATGCCAGCTGTTTAGACTGGCAAGTGATAGCTTTACTATTTTGGTAATAAAGTAAAGGGATAGCTTTACGCAAATGAATATCTGCCTGTCCCTCTCTTTGTGTTGTGGTTATTCCAGGCCAGTGCCAATGCCATCACACAGTCATCATGGAATCCACTAGGTGCTGCATACTTGACACCAGTGTTTGTGAACTCATATTCAAAGATGTTTAGTTCAGCTGTGATTGCCCCATCAGGAAAAGCAATTTTTCTCTGTTGGATGGCTGTCTGTAGCCCTGTCATCAGTTGCTGTTTAGATGTGCTGGTGAACTTAAAGCCTGTGACATCCAGGCCTGCTGCCTGTAGATCCTCAAAGATAGGATCACCCACACCAGTGCTGTCCATCAGGATCGGTGTCCTGGGCAGTGCTGTGATTCTTTGCTTTGTTGTTCTCCAGTCATCCTGAAACCTATCAAAGTGACACACTGTGCCATTCTCATCCAGGCCTATGATCACTGTGTAGTCATATGACTTTGCCAGGTCAATGCCATAGCATACAGCTGGCTGATTGCTCATTGGATAGGTACACTGCTGGATGAACATAGCACCAAATGGATTTGCCACATTCTCATTGAACTCAGCCATGTATTCCTGACTGAATGCCAACTCAGGCAGATCCAGCCTAGCCTCATCTATTTCTGTTGGATCAATATAGGGATTGTCATAGGTAGACATCTGCCAGCTTACCCATCCAGCATCACCTGATTTGCCTCTCTGCCAAATCTTATGAAAGTCATTTTTGCCCTTAGGTGTAGATAAAAAGAATGCATCACCCTTAAAGTCAGTAAGTGTAGGCCTGATGGATTCTGTCCATCTATTCCATAGGTTTTTGACAAAGGCAGCCTCATCAATGATGTTTCTGTGGTATTTCCTGGATCTACCTGCCAGTTCATTCTCTAGTGACCAAAACTCAATTTTGCCACCTGTGATCAGTTCAATGAATTGATGGTCATTTTTGCGTGATATGATAGGCTCTAGGGCATGCAGGCACTCATTGAATGTGCCATCCAGTAGTTTGTATGTCGGTGTGAAATAGCCAGCCAATTTGCCTGCAATAGCTGTCTCAGATAGCAGGTTGATGGCCAGGGCTGATTTGCCCCACCGTCTGCCACAGGATAGCACAGAAAACCTTTTGTGACCATCCACAACTTTCTGCTGATTGACATGCAGTTCATTCAGGTGTACTGTCTTTTCTAGCATTAATCTTTTGGTGTTTCTTTCTTTTCATACTTCACTTTGATGGTCACCTCTTTGCTACCATCCTCCTGGATCTTTTCCACCAGGCCATTCAGTCTCTGTGTGATGCTCGGATTGTAGATCCCAGCCATGCCTCCAGCCACCTGATCCTGCCTGATTTGTTCCTTTATTATAGAGCAGATATTGGCAAATTCTTTGTACCTGCCATCTTTATTCATGAAATAATCATGCAGCCATGATGCAATCCCCTGTTCAAAACACCACACATTGAATCCCTCCAGTGTCAGTGGTTTCTCTTTCTCTCTCAGCACCTGTTTGCCCATTCCGCCCACCCAGTCTTTGACTATGAATGGATTTGCTTTGGTGTCTTTCTTATATTGCTGAAACAGATCCCACATGATCTCAGGTGTCTCAATATTCTTTGGCCTGCCCACTGGCTTTGGTTTCTGCTTTGCAGCTTTCTTAGTTGCTTTCTTTACTGCCTTTGCCATTATAGTGATTTTAGCATTTGAATTAGTTTGGGATGTGGGTATACATCTATTTTGTCAGTCCTCACTGAATTGTGTGTGTATACACCAGGCACACCTGAAAGTGCATCCTTTGACAGATCCCAAATGGAATCCCTGTAAGTCAGTGGGATGTCATATCTTTCTTTCCATAGCAATAGTAATTGCCTGACACTTTCAATCTGTGCATCAGTGTAGTTGTGAAAAAACTGAAAGCCTTTGAATTTATGATCCAAAGTGCAAACCTCATTTGCTGCCACTGGTCTGTTTACATAGTTGATGAATTTGCCATCTTTAAATACTAGCTGCCCCCAGTTGCAGATTTCTATGCCTATGCTGATCCTGTCTAGTGATCTGTATGGCACACCCATTCTTTGGAATGTAGATTCTTTCAGGCCTAGATGGAATCCCCAATACTTAGAACTGAATCCCTGGACAATTTGACCATCAACATCAGCTGCCCCTGAAATTGTCACACATGTGGCCACTCTCTCACTGGTTGTTGCCCAGTATTTGAATACGTTTTCACCTGATGCATTGCCAGCTGTGTGATGCAGGTATATCTGTTTTTTGGGATGTACTTCTTTTATGTATTGTGTTTCAGGAAATTCAACCTGTTTTATATTCATTGTCATCTAGTCTAATTTGCTTTTAAAGTGTTCACAGATCTTTTCCATCTTTCCCTGGTAGTAAGTAGCAAAGTCCTTATATCCATCAGGCTTTTGCTGATAGTTTATGTAAAGGATTGCCCTCAGTCTTTGGCTGGGTGTCTTTTCGGTTTCCAGGTCTGTCTTTAGATTCTCAATGGCATCCACCTCACTAGCCTGGAATGATTCCTCTTTTATAGCTGCATAGCAAAATTTCTGATTCAGCTGGAATAGTTCAGCTGCCTGGGCAGGTGTCAATTCCTGTGTGCCTATGGTGATCCTGACTGTCTTATCTTTCCTGGATGCTATGCTTTCAATCTGTGCAGGTAGTAGTATCATTATTTTTTACGCTTAATTTTTAAGATTGCTACAGTAGTGTAGTCGGCCTGAATATTCTTTACATCACTACTCCAGTAATAAATTCCAACTTTATTTAAGCCATCATAGTTGCATATTTCCGCAGCTGTTACATCATTTTTGCCAATAGCCTCATCATCCATATAGTGTCCAACTTCATATCCTGGTTTCATAAATAGGTTATTTGATTCCGTTTACTATTTTGTTAAATTCATCCAAAGCACTTTCCTGTTCTAGAAAGTTGTTTACATCAGTGATGTGTTTGTTGATCAGTGCATCTGCCATGTTGTAGGTGTAGTGTCCTGATGTTTCAAGTTGATCACCACTCATCCCTGTTTTGCTTACAGCTAGAAACCAACACTTGTTGGACAGGATTTTCCAAATGGCTCTCAGCTTACTCATCTGCCCTGCCCCCTGTATGCCTTAGGTTTAGGGCTGTGCTTGTTAAAACTCTTTTTTGCTGATCCTCTTTTCCGTTTTCCAAAACTTACTTTGAATGATCCATTGCTAACCTTTGCCATACAATTTTGACCAGTTTGTAGGATAGGCCAATGGTTTGATCAGCTTATATCCTTTGTTTAAAAAATATGCATCCCATTCAGATTGCTCTTTGATATTGATATGCCCCCAGGCCTCATCATTTTCTGTCCGCTGTGATGTTGAACTGAATAGAATGTATGATGGCTGTATTTGTTTAAATAGTGCATCCAACTCTTTGTCAGTCATGTGTTCTGCTGTTTCAATAAATGCCAGCAGATCTGTGGTGATCGGTTTGCCCAGGATCTCAATGTGTGGCACTCTGATTTTCATGTACTCAACATGTGATTTGAACTTTTCACATGCCTTCACTTCATAGCCTGCTTTATGGAATGCATCAGAATAAACCCCAGTGCCTGCCCCAAAGTCTAGGACAGTCCTGACTGGCAGATCTGACAGCTGTTTTGCTGTAGCTGCCCCTAATTGTAAAAATGCAGGATTGTCCAGGCTGATGCCCATCTCTAATTCAATCCGTAAAAATTCAGCATCTGTGATCATTCAGTTTCTCTTTATGCTTATCAGTTAAAAAGTCCACCCACTGTTTTTTGTCTCCGTATTCTAAGTGACAGGATCTGCATACTGCCATCAGGTTTTCAATCTCATCTTTGTCCTTTGATCCACCCATGCCCCTGGCTTTTATGTGGTGAATATCTACTGCCTGCCTGCCACACACTTCACAGGGGATAAAGTCACTGTTTTTATACCCCATCCCCTGTAAATAAATTTGTGTGTGTTTCCTCATCCTTTCCCCATTAAATTTTTCCGTTGATTAATAATTAATTAAAAAATTTAAGGATGAGAATATCTTAAATGAGACTGCTGTACAGCTGGTGTCTCAGTTCATTAATCTTATCCAAATGGAAATATGTATTGCACCACTCATAGTTTGCCTCACCTATTTCCTTCCTATAAATAGCATCTGTGGTGACTTTTTTGATTGCTTTGTACCAGTCAGTTTGATTGCTCACCTTCACAGTGTATGGGCATCCTTTGTATGGATCTACATTGCTGACAATGACAGGGATCTTTTTAGTGGCTGCCTCTAATACTTTCAGGTTTGATTTCATACTGTTGAATTTGCTTTCCACCAGTGGCACAATAGACACATCAGCCTCATTGTAGAAATTCATGTATTCAGTGATGGGCAAAGCCTTTTTGACTGCCCCTGGCATCTGTAGTGCCACAGTAAAGTCATTGATCATTCTGTGCCAAACAATTTTGCTGTAGTCATTTGCTGGATCATAGCCACACAAAGTGAAATGCAGCTGATTGACCAGGTGCTTATCTGACAGCACCCTTTTGAATGGGTTGCCCAATAGTGCAACATCTTTCTGATGGGTGATTGATCCTGTATAAACTACCCTGATCCTGTCACCTGGTGTGTGTACATCAGTGAACTGATCTTTGCCGTATGGTAGGGCATTCGGCACTACATGCACTTTCTCATTGTACTTGCTGATCTGATACCTCAATCCCATGTTTGTGCAGGTAACCAGGTCAGCTGCCTTAATATGTTCAATGATAGGCTCTGCATCATATTGGCCATACAGAATATGCCAGGGATCTAAATGCCAATAGTCATCAATGTCCAGGATCAGTTTGAATCCATACTTTTCCCTGTAGGCTTTTAGGTCATCAATGTGACAGGTAGGGATGTACCTATTGACAACCACAATGTCATATTTCTCAGAAAGGATCTCATCATTGATGGTGTCTGTAAAGAATGCAAATTCCTTTGGCATGTAGTAAATGGGCATCATCAGTCTGTGATAGCCCACCCCACTGTTCTGTTGTGTGATGACTAATATTCTCATTTTAGCTTTTTGATTTGCATCATTAAATCATAGATCCCTGCAAGTGAAAATGCTGTCATGACAGCTGCAATGCAAATCCAATAGATTGTAGTGATCATAGTAGGTAGGTTTTATTTCTTTTTGGCTTTCTTTGGTTTCACCTCACTTTGTACGGTTTCCTGTACAGATTCCTGTACAGTTTGCACAACTGGCTGTGCATTCACCACATTTGTCTCATAGTAGTGCATCAGCCTTTTCATCATGTCAAACACACAGCCACCACACCAGTATGTCAGCACATACTGTGGATCTAAATACTGATGATAAATGTGTTCATACATTTGCAGGACATCCATAGGGATCTGCCTGGTGTAGCCCAGTTTGACAGTCTCAAAGTTTATTTTGTGCTTTTCAATAAAATCAATGTGATCCTGATTCATATGCTTTGTTCATTAATGTTTTAAATAATACTGCCAGGATTGCTGATCCAAACATGACAATGATGATCTCTGTGACCTCTATTGGCAGCAGGTACAGTGCCAGTGCAACCCATGCAGGCAGACACACCAGGCAGTTGAATGGTTTGAAATTTAATTTCCATTTCAATGGGAATCTGCCCATTTCAATAAAATAGTAGCTGAATAGTGCTGATGCTAGAATGTTTAAAAGGATCATATTACTTGTTTGATTTTAAGGCCTCCAATTTGTTTGATGCACACATCATCTTTGATCCTGCTTTCTACCTTTTCCCTGATAAATTCATTTACCTCATCAATGATGTCAATCAATGTGTCCATGTCTGTGTCCTTATTAATGTCAATCATGACATCCAGGCCAGCATGAATAAAATTTCCTATCAACTTTTGCTGTGTCATATCCTCTTTTCTTAGTGCTTTTGAAAGTTTCTTTTTAACCTTCGTTACAGTTTTAAATAGGGATCTGTAGGGGATTTGCGTGTCTCTGCTTAGTTTTAAAATGTTCTTTCCATTCTCAGCATAGTTTTCAAATATGTTTTTTTCATACCAGTGCAACTCACCCATTGACTTTTTCAGCTTGCTGTCCATTTCCTCATGCACATCTGACTGGTCATCTGCCCTCTCATAGTTGTCACAATACTCACCAAATGACTTTCTGAACATGTTGAAAAATGTAGATCGGTCACTCTTTGCCATGTTCAACATTGTCCTGACTATGAAATATTTTAGATAGCCACTAGTCCACATGCCACACAACCGTTCTGAATCCATCTCACACAATACCAGGAAAATTTCCTGTCTTAGATCATCCTGTAATTCTACAGGCTGCATCTTACTGATGGCCTGGTTGATGTCCTTATCCTGGTACATCTGTGTGATTATGGTATCTTTTTTCATAGGGTTGGGTTTGTCCATTCTTTGATGCACACCAGTCCATTTTCCTCTGTAGCAATCAGGCATTGGCATCCTGATGTTTTTGCTCTGTTCATGAAATTGATTTGATCCTGGCTCATTCTGTCATTGATTGTTTTGACCTCACAATAAACAGCTACACCAGTAAATTTGTGGAATCCTATGATGTCAGGTACACCTTTCAGGCCTGTGAATGTTCTGCCTCTCACAGCTAGATTGTTCTGCCTCCATACAAAGCACATCCTGGTTTCCAGGATCTTCATGGCAGTGGTTGTGATATGTGATACTGTCAATTCTTTCATAGGATATTCCAAATATGTTTCTATGTTCTGATAGTACAAAATATTTTACTAACTTTTTTTTGCTGATTCCTGCATGTAGCTTTTCATGGCATTTCTGAACTGTTCTTTTTCACTGGTGACATCATCACTAGATCTGTTTTGATCACCACTAGATTTGAATTGTGCATTTTGTTCATCCTTAAATCTTACATACTGCCTATGCCTTTCATCCCTGTAATTTTCCAGCATTTCAAAAAATGTAGGGATGTCCATACGGTCATAGACTTTGCCATACTTTGCTTTGATCATACCATCCAGGAATAGCATGATGTCCTCAAATGCCAGCTGATCCTCATTGGCTGAATCAATCAGCTGTAGTGACAATTCCATCACCTGATCTGCATTCATGCCTACCCTCAGGTTGAAATTTGACAAAGCCTTATTAATTGCTTTAGCTAGTATGGCAGATACTTTGTCCATGCCGTATGTAGTTACCAGGCCAGGCAGCCTGTCCTTTACTGGGATCTGTTGGATCACCATCATAGGCAGTGGCTCTCCCTTATCTTTCCACCTGCACATCTCATTGAACACCTGTCCTGTGCTACCTACTGCCAAAGCGTTTAGCAAATGCCTCGTGTAGTTGTTGGTCTGTGATATGGCTAGATCTTGCCTGGTTTGTTTTTGTAGTTGCATTGTTTTCAGTTTTTAATTCAAAAAATCCTTTCCATCCTTTTGCCATTGATTGCATGATGATATTCATGGCAGTGTCCTCATGGCCACCTGACAGTTTCACCAGTTCATTCAAACTGGCTTGCTCTGATCCAGCTGACTTAAACTTGAATTTGTGATCCTGGGATTTGTAGTCTTTCCAGGTTGCCCAATAGTTTATGAATTTTGCAGATGTCCAGGGCATTGTGATCTCAACTTTTGGCTTTGCCTTTTTTTCATTTTTACTTTCATCTTTATTTTCATTTTCATTTTCATTTTCATTTTCCATATGTGGTGACATATGTTTTTCATATGTAGATGATATGATGGTCTTTTTACTAATTCTGTTAGCTTTTCGGCTATCAGTGAAGTTTTTGCGTTTGTTGATCTCATCTTCAACCCTTTGATTGAAGTACAAACCATTGTCATCTTTTTTGAATTTTGCGAAAATGTCCGCATCATATGTTTTGCATATGTGCATCATATGTTTTTCACTTAGTCTGCCATGTAGGTGTTGCATACATAGCAACCTGATATACTTTCCAACTTGCTCATCAGACATGAAAGCCACACCTGTGATAAAGTCACTGGAATAAAATAGGAATGCTGGATCTTTTGCCATAGGGTAAAAAAAAGCCCCAGTGTAGTGGATTACAAAGGGGCTAGGTTATTTAATAACCAATAAACTCAGAATATCATCCACTATATTCTGACCTTAACTTTGTCAAATATGTTTTAAAGTTTTGAAACTACCAAACAAAGTTTTGATGTCAGCCCAAAAAAATAGGCCTCCAAAAGTTTACAGTCCTGCCTGTTTCAAAGTCTTTGCCCCTGAATGAAAACTCAATCCTGCCAGCCTCAATCAGTTCACCTCTCCTGGGTGTCACTCTGTTAATCGGCCAGGCCAGGTGTTCTGCAATCTGATGGTCACAGCATGTGCCTAGTTCAGTGATGGCCTCCAGGACAGTCTGTTGTTTCTTATTGATGTTTTTCTGTGCCACCTGGTATGCAGGCAGGCTGGTTTGGTAGTCATACATATTAGATGTCTAATAAAATGGTGATGTAATACAGATTCCCTTTTGTATGGTCACAGATGTCTTTAAACTGTTTCATGAATTTTTTCATGTCATAGCGTTTAAAAAACTTTTGATCCCTGATCAATCGGTCATTTTTATACAGGCAAATGACACCCCTGACCTCGTTGCATTTTAGTCTTTTCATAGGTAGAAATAATAAAGCCCAGCACTGTGATATGCTGGGCTAATTGATTAAAATGGTAGATCATCATCAACAATCTCTGCATCCTCTATAGGTGCAGCTGGTGCTGACTTTTTCACTGGTACATTGGCAGCAGCAGTCTGTTGCTTTGCCTCCACAAATTTAAGGTTGCCCACATAGACTTTTGTGTCTTTGGCCTCTCTTTCCTCTTTGGTTTGATTTACCTGGATGCTGCCATTGTTTCCAAACTTGTCTGCATCATCATTGATCCACACATTGATGTTCAGATACTGTTTTCCTGTTTTCTCTGATTTCCAAATTTTGTCCTTTGGAATGTCTGTTAGGCAGATACTGCCTGATAGCAATTTGCTCATGTTTGTTTTATTTAGGGATTTGAATTTTGAATGTTGATGTGCTGGTTTTGATCGGCAAATCACCTTTGTGATATGTCCTTTCATGATCCTCAATAGCTTTCTGCTTTTCCTTTAGTTCTGCAATCTGCTGATCCAGTTCTGACCACCCAGGCAGATGGCTGTAGTCATATTTGATGCTGGTCATTTCTGACACCTGCACCCCATTGATCTCAGCTTTCATCTTTGGGTGCTTTCCCAGTTCATCCATCACATCACTGCTGATTTTCTCTTTGACCATCTTAGTCAATGTCTCCATTGCATTCAGTCTGATCACAGCATCCAGTGGATTGATGTAGCCCTCTTTCACCTGTTCTGCAATGGCCTCAGCCATCAGATCCAGGCCAAATTTGGTAGGGGCAATTTCCCCTACCTTAATGTCATCAAGATTAATTTTTTCTAATTGCATCTTTTTTAGTTGTAAAGTGTGATTTAAGATTGTTGTCCTCAACCAGTTTAGCATTGACATGATACAGTGTGTTCAGCTGTCCAATGCTCTCACAGCTGTCCAGCACCATCAACAAGTCATCAGCTGTGGTATATGTTTTCCTGGCCAACAGATCAACCTCAGATGGCTGTGGCTCGGCCTTTGGTTTGACCTCATGTGTGTCATACTCAGTGTCCAGCTTTTCCTCTGTAGGGATCAGAAACATTTGCATCAGTGCATACTTTAATGCAGTGGACATGGCTTTGTTTGTAGACTTATCACCGCTGTCCATAGCCTCACCCTCCAGGACAGATTCAATGAATGATCCATCAGTGGTGAAAAATTTAAACTGGCATTTGGCAATGGTGTAGATCAGCACACCACCTTTGGCTGTCTGCCTTTCCTCTCTCTTAGATTCCAGGACATTGCTGGTGATGAATACTGCATTTTTTTTGAACAGTGGCTGCAAAGCATTGTACATGTCATCAATACCTCTGAATAAATAGCCCTGTGCTTGATTCTTTTTGTTTTTACCAATGGCCTCAATTTCCTGCATGATTGCATTGATGGCCATGTAAATGTTGTTTTGTGTCATTGCTTTAGTTGTTTTCATTTATGATAGTATTTATTGGTAGTATTGTGCTTTTTACATATCCAGCTGTCTTAAAGCATTTCAGGACATCCTGGATGGTCATCACAGCCACTGGGCTGTAGATCATGGCATCAATCAACTCACCCAACAGTTGATGCCTTTCATGTGGCACTAGGTCACACCAGGTAGGTAGTTTAGTTTCTAGCATACTCAGCTGTGATTTTAGTGATTGATTTTTTGATGTCTTTGAATGGATCTACAAAGTTGATCAGTATGTAGGTGTAGATGTCATGGGCAATGTACTGATGTGACATGTCCCAATACTGATCCAGTGTGTATGTGCCTGATTCCTGGCAATGTTCACCAGTGTGATCTGACCAGTCATGCACCCAGTTCAGTCTGTCTGTCCTTTGCAGCCAGTCCTCAAAATTTGATAAGGGGATTTCACATGTAGTGTTTTCCAGTTCTACAGTCAAAGAATTTAGATTCCTTTCTGCAATAAAATCAATGATTTCAAAAAGTGTTTTCATAGTTGTGTCGGTTAAATGACACTGCTAAAATAGTAAAACATTTTATACTACCAAACTATTTCCAAACTTTTTTTTGAAATGTTTAAAAAAAAGGCAGACATGACATCTGCCCTTTGATGGTTTTTCAGTCATCTTTTATCCCTGAAAGTAGTGCTGTCACTAAGAATCCTGCCACTACACCACTCATGAAAATTAAGTACATCATATGTTGTCGTATTTGTTTCCAATTGCTGTCAGCACCTCAGTTTTCAATCTCAGGATGCTTTCCCTTTTAAACATCACCCTATTGCCCTCCCTGATCCAGTCTACATCTCTGACCAGGTGACTGTTTGCATCATGTCTAGGATCTAAGTCTTTTACCATCCTGACCTGAATCCATGTCCGCTGTCTGTTGATTAAACTCATGGCCTCTTTCATAGTGATCAGATCACTGGTCACTGGCACTGCCTGGCTGTTTTTCAGCCACTCAATGTTGTCATTGAATCTTTTGATTTCTTTCAGTTGTTCTGTAGTCATAGAATAAAGTTGAAAAAAGCTAACAAAAACTAAATATTGTTAGTATATTGTGGCAAATCATGCTCAAATTTAAACTTTGTTTGGTTATTTCCAAACATAGTATGCAAAATTTAATTCTATGCATCAGAATGAACTTTTGAATAAAGCTGTGCAGTATTTATACGGAAAGGGAATCATCACAAAGGACAAAGACATTGCAGACAAAATGGGCTATAATAAAGCCACTGTCAGCAGCTACCTTAGTGGAAATGCAAAAGCCTCCTCAGAATTTGAAAAGAATTTTGAGAAAGCCTTTGCCATAAAACTTAAAGAATTTGCAACTGGTGGCAAACAGGAAACTATTGAAAAACCTGATGCCATTCAAATACTCACTGAATCAATATTGCAGATTAAAGCTGAGATCCAAACTAATCGGCAGATGATGATTGAGACTTTGGCTGCTGTTTCAGATCGGTCTGTGATGGATGTTCAGCTGATGGCTGAGAAACTTTTGCAGCATAATCTAGCAAAGATCTTACACGAATTGAAACAGGGATAGTTTTTTTGTTTTTCCGTTTCTCACTTTTCATAGGGCAAAAAATTAATACTGCCCCAAACGGTAATTGGTTTTTATTATTTTATGTTTAAACATGCATCAAGGCACTAGCCTGATATTTTATTTTATCACCTGTCAGATGGTAGTAAACTTTCACAGTATTTGCATTCACTCCCAGTAGTGCTGCTGTGGTACTTTCAGGCAAACCATTGGCTGCACACATGTAACCAAATGAATGTCTGCCACTGTGTGTGCTGATCTCTTTGTCAATGCCAGCCATAGATGCCAGGCTTTTAAGCATCACATTGCATTTCTGATTGCTCAGTGGCTTTGGTAAATCTTTTATATATACAATAATTTTTGACAGTGTTTTGCCAATAGGCAGCACTACATGTGTTTTGTTTTTCAATGCCCTCAGCTTTACATGTCCATCCTCAACATTACTCATACTGAATCTGCCCCAGTCAGAATGCCTCAGGCCAGTGTAGCACCCCAGTAAAAAATAGCACAGTGTTGCATGCATTGATTTGCTCATTGGTTTGTCCAGCAGATCCACCATCAGTTTCAATTCATGATCCACCAGGTACAGCCTATCTGTCTGCTGATACTTTGGTTTAATGTATTGATCAAATGGATCATCATGGATGATCTTTTCTTTCCTGGCCTGGGTAATGATCCTGCTGACATATTTGATTGTGGTGTGGATGGTGTTGGGTGCTAGTGGCTTTTTTCTGCACCAGGTTTCAAATTTTCTTAGCCATTCAACTGTCACATCACTGATCAATAATTGCTCACCACCATAGTCTATGATCCTGTTCAATTTGGTCTGATCCCATTTGACCTCTTTTGCATATTGTTTGAATGACCTGGCCACTGTCACCTGGCCTTTGATGATCCTCTTTGACAGCTGCACACCCTGGATGCTGTTGTTGATTAGATCCCTTTCAATTTCGGCTATCTTTCGCCTGATGGACACATTGATCAGCTTTGCATTTTCATGCCTGTAAACAGCTTTATTTTCATCATCCCACTGGTCTTTGTGTACCCTGTGTGATGTATTTATGTAGGTGACTTTCCTATCAACAGTGACAGCAATCTTAATTGATGCCATGCCTTTCTCATTGATTTTATGTTTCAGGATCACTGGCCTGATGGTGAACTTTTGCATAGTGGGTAAAACAGTGGGTAAAACAAAAGGACAAACAAATGAACTAATAAAGGATAAAAATAGATAAAAATAGCATAGCATGCAAATGCAGTCCAGTGGCTGGAATGCAGGCTGGACATAAAAAAACCACTGAAATTCAGTGGCTTAGTTTTTGCTTTCTGTGGAGCTGGTGGGATTTGCTATGTCTATGACATTCAATATTTTATATGCATGGGTAAAACGTACAGACAAACATCTGATCAAAATTTGACATTTGCCAGGTCTTTGCCCAGCTTTGCTGCACACTTTTGCATCTGCTTTTTTTCCTGATCACTGAAATCAATGGGCTGTTTGTTTCCATCAAAGCCCCTCAGTTTGTGATAGTAGTTGGTGATCCCAGTGCAATACCTGGTGAAAAACTGCTTTGCAGGTACTATCTTAAAAAATTCATCTCTAGTCATATTGTGCATGTCTTATAGGAATCAACATCAAATGTCTCACTTTTTGGTAACTTTTTAGGCTTTGATCTTACTTTTTTTGATGGCTCATATCCTTTCACCCTGCAATAGACATCAACATCTGTGTAGGTGATGCCCAGGATCTGTGACATCCTTTGCACTGGCTCATACTTGTAACTCTCATCAATGTACTGTTTTTCCGCAATGGATAGCGTTTTGCTGGTTTTGCCTTTTGGCATCTCGGCCAGCCTGATAAATTCGGCCATAGTTTATTGGTTTTCGTTATAGGTTTGATTGTAGTATTGTTCTGCAAATTCCTGCTTTTTAAATTCCACAACAATATGGTCAAAGCCATCTTTGTGTGCTTTGATTAGTTGGTCTTTTTCCATTTCAAGTGCCTGTCTAAATACACCTGATGGCAAAGTCTCTCCCCGTTCAATGTATTGTTGTTTCAACCATTCTACTGCTGTTTTCATGGCTGACTATTTGCAGAAAGGATCTTGAAGTAAAGACAATAGGTAAAATGCAGCTGATAGGGCAATGACTGCCTGGATGGTTTTGCTTTGTAGGTTTTTCATAGTTTGTAGGTTTAGAACACAAAGATAGTAAACTATGTTATACTGCCAAATTTATTTTAACGGTAACGTATAAACGTAAAAAAGCCCACCATAAAAATGGCAGGCCGTATTTAACCGAACTATGAAAACAACTAAATTTTTTCCTCTCTGAATATCTGTTCTATATGTTTGGGCAGCACAGTGTAGTCATTTTTAAAATGGCTAGGCATCACATCCATCAGCCTTTTGTTGTTGTATGGGCTGTTGTTTGACTTGCACCATCTTTTGCTGATCATCATCCAATTGTAGAAATAGATGTATGTGTTTGCCTTTTTGATGTATTGCTTTTTGTCAATGGGTAGCTTAAATTTATTGATCAAAGACACTGATCTGATCTCATTGTCCAGTTCTAAATCTCTGCACAGTCCTAGATGGTGTGATAAGTTTCTGACCTTCTTACCCTCTAGCATAGCATTGAATCTGTCATATGCCCCCGCATTCATGGCATTTGTCCAGGCTGTACATTGTTCAGCCCATTGTGTAAAGTGTGCAAATTCATGCACCAGGATCTCAAAGGAATCAGGTCTGTTCATGGCACATGCCAACACAGGCACAGATTCATCAAAATATCCTGAACATCTGTTTGTGGCATCTAGTTTCAGATACTTTGTATTCTTTAGCTTGCACTGGACATTGAATGTCTTGCAGGTATTTTTGACATGTTCAACAAAGTCCATAATTAAATATCTTTTAGCAGTAACTCATCAGGCCTGTCAATCTCAGGAATCACCACCCTTTGCCCACCTCTTACAGTGGCCAGCAGTCTTTTCAATTGGCTCTCTACAGAATGCACATCCTCTAGTTTTTGCACTAGCCAGGATTCCTGATCCATGACTGGCATTTTGTTAAATCCTTTAGGCATTTTCATATTCAAATTGTATTAGTAGATCAATGTAGTGTTTGGCTTTTTTCAGATCCTCAACTCCATTCTTTTCCCTGTGTCTTAGTACATACTTTATGATGTTGCCCTCAATGAATGGAACATTGTTTTTATGTATGAACTCAGTAGGCTGGATCTTGTATTTTGCATAGTGGCCACCTCCCACCTGGATAGTGGATGCCTTTACCACCTCAATGTTGAATTCATCTGCTTTCATGTTAGTCAATTTTATTTCCGTTATATACCACCCCATTGTACATGCACATCCCATCAACCACCTGGTGTGTCTGTGCGAAAAAGAAAATGTCTTTGTTTACTTTGTAGAAATGCACTGTGGCAAATCCATGTTGCCAGTCAGGTATCTTTCCTGTAGGGAAATATTCTACTTCTGTCCTTACCCTGCCACATCCTATTTCCATCCATGCATAGGGATTGTTTCTGTTGGTGATGGGTTTGTAGTTTAGTCTATGACTGTGGCCTGATGCACCACTGCCCATGTACTCATAGATGTTTTTCTCACCTGCATTCTTTGCCAGGCTCAATCCATGCACACCAGTGAAAATGTCAAACCAGTTTATGAAGTCTTTGCCATCCCACTCAATGCCGTATTCAGCAAATGATAGGATGTTTTGCAGTTCTGTTGATTTGTATTCTTTGAATAGAACAGCCAGTCTAGCCAATTGGCTTTTGCTGTTCATGTGTGGCTTTGTGATCCTCTCATCATGATTGCCTGGTATAAATCTGATCTTTGCATCAGTGGACAATCTTAAAGGTTTCAGGATCTGTTCTTTGGTATATTCTACCTCTTTGATTTCGCTGTAGCCAGCCAGGATGCCATCATCAAATAGTTTCTTTTCGTGTCTTGAAACATAGGGCAGATCCATCAGATCACCCAGCATTGCCACCTCATCAAAATGGTTTGATTGCAGCACCTTATTGATGCACCTCTGTACATTCAAATCAGTCAGCCATCCATGCTCATCTGATTTGAGTAAGACTGAATAAATCTTTTTGTCAGTTAGTTTCTTTTGCTGCCACCAATTGTACTCGGTTTCAGACAGCCTAGGTCTGTTGTTTTTCAATGATAGGGATCAATAGTTTTCCAGCCGTTTCTAAATCAACACAAAGCCATTTTTGTCTACCTTCCCAGCAGCATGTAGGCTTTTCAATTCATATATAGATTTCCCAAAGGTTTTTTGAAAATGTGGTGCATCCACAAATTTCCAGTCACCACCCCACTCAAATCCAAATCTCTTAAAGATCTGCACTACCTCCATCCAGTCTGCTTTGCCATCCCCATCAAAATCTGATTTCAGATCCCAGGCAGCAGTTTCAAAAGTTCCGTTTTTATCTTTGTCCAGGATCAACACAATATCTATGGCCAGGCCATAGTTGTGATATGACTGCCCACCTTTGGCATTTGTTACCACTTTACCAGGCTTTGATCTGCCCTGGGCAAATAGTGCATCCTGTTCAGCAAAAGTCCTTAAAGTGTACGCAAAACGGCAAATGGCAGCACCTGTCAGTGATGCCACTATCTCATCATAAAGTTCTAGTGCCTCATCCCTCAATTTTGGGTGCAGCAGCTGAATCCTCTCCAGTGTCTTTTGATCTTTCATTGTTCTTAAATTTTTCAAATGCAGTTACTCCAAACACAGCAGCTGAATACAGTAGGAATCCCTCAAATACAAACTGCTTTGTATTAGGCAGGTAGCCCATCACAATAGCATTGATGAAAGCAGTGATGCCAGCAAACCGCTTGCTACTCACCAGCCCATCATCCGATAGTAAGTTTTTTAAGAATTTCATATATCCGTTTCCTGGATATATATAGCACCAGGCCAGCTATTATCACAATGATCCAAAACCAGCTGATCCTCATTTTTTCTACAGTCTTTGTCACCTTTTTTTCAGAAACTGTGACAGATTGCTTTTTGTCATTCAGGATGGCCACATCTTTGGTGATGCTGGTTGATTCCTGTTTGTCCTTTCGTTTATTTCGTTTATAGCGGATCTCTTTGATAGCCTGGGCAGGTATGCTGACACTGTCACCCTTTAAAATAAAAAACCCAGTGGCTGTGTCTTTTAACACCACCACCAGGTCTGTAGTTTCTATTTCTTTTGTAGATGTGTTTGCTGAACTGTCTGACTTTACAAACTGCTTTGACTGATCTATTGCCACAGCTGAACTGTCTTTGATTTGCTTATTGGTAGCTTTTTGCACCAATGAACATGATGTGAACAGCATTGCCAATATGATCAACCTCATTCTCTGTCTTGTTTGTTTTGCATGGATATTGCCAGCTTGTTGATAGTCTCAATAATATTGTCCAGCTTTTTAGCAATGCTGTCCTCATTCTTTTCAACCATGCTCACTCTGACCTCTAGTTCTTTTAATTTCAAACTTACTTTCACATAAATGCTAATCAATCCAACTATGATGGCAATGGCCTGGCCTGCTAAAAAAACTACAATACTTGTCATGTTTACTTACTATCAATCAATTTTAAAAATACTGGATAGATTTCATCAGTCTCAATGCTGCCTATTGTGTCAATGGTGATTTCACCTGACCACAAATTCACAACATCAATGTCCTTTTCAGCTGTCAGCATGTCCTCTTTTTCTTTCTGCAATTCAGGCCATTTTTCTTTTGACACAGTGATCATTCCGTCTTTTTCCTCACCGTACTTTTTAAATAGTTCCTGTTCAGCCTCAGAATAAAGTTTGAACTCAGGTGCTACCACATTATTCAACCGCTGTAAATACAGCTTTGTTTTCATGTTCACCTTTTGTTTCAACAGCCCCTGACTGATGATCTCATTTGATCCGTCTGCTTTTTGCTTTGTGATTCCGTTCAATTCATAGTGAAGTGAAACCACTTCATGTAGTTTTAGTTTCATGCTTTCGTGTTTTTTTATATATAGCTTTTATGCTATTTTTTATCAAGTAAGTGTCAGCCCTAATTCACCAGCAGCCCAACTCCATGTGTAGGTGTTGCCTGTCCTGGATGTGTAGTCAGATCCTGACATGATCAGATTGCCCTGGGCAACCTTCACATCTGCTGATGTCCTTAATTCATAGTAGTAAACTGATTCAGTGTCCAGGTCATCATCTATGCATTTCAAAAACAGCTTTGTGGCTGTTGCAGCTGCACCATTGATCCAGGTGCTGACTGCACTGATTGTCTTTGTCATTCCGTCTTATTTGTGGTGTGCATCATCACACACCTGGTGAAAGTTTATTCTGTCACTGGCTGTTCTGCCCAGGGTAGTGGTAGATTCACTATTGGTGGATTCTTAATGTATGCAATTTTTGCAGCCACATTTGCTTTCTCAGCATCCACATCCAGCCCTGCCTCTATCCAGCTGATCACTTGATCCTCTGTCAGATCAGGATAGGCTGTGAAGTCTATTTCTGATGGTGTAGCACATGCCATTGCACCGTATGTGTCAGCATAGATGTCACCATCTGTGCCTGCCAGCCTCCAGTGAATTGTTTTCACTACATCTAAAAGTTCACCATCCTGTGGTGCTGTGTCCATTGCACTGATGATCCAGTTGTATTGTATTGCCATTTTTTAAGGTGTTGAACTGTTTAAGTTTATATAATATATTGTTCCGTCTACGCTTACAGGTAAATAACGTGTCACGTTAAATGCTGCTCCACTTACACTTGCTCCTATCTTGATTGCTGCTCTACCCCAACCAGTGTCAGGCTCACCTGTTTTGATTGATCCTATGTTCATTTCCATATTACCATTTGCCTTTAAAGTCATATTTCCAGCACCTCCACTACCTCCTACTGCCAAAACAAAATCTTTAGTTGTGTTACCGCCTTCTGTAGCATAAAATGCAAAACTTGAATTTGAGTTTTCAATTAATCCAGATGCTAAACTATTTGTAGAAAAGCCTTTTATTGCAATAGCCCCCCCACTTGTTATCCTCATTCTCTCAGATCCTGATGTATTCCATGCTATATAGTTATATGCAGCAGTTACAATTGGGGATGAATTCCAACTTTCAATGTATCCAATACCTGACTCATAAGACATTGTCAGACCGCCAACCTGAGTTGCTAGCACTGTTCTGCCTATAGCTTTAATTGATCCATTTACTTCAAATCTTTCACCTGGTGTAGTAGTATTTATCCCAACATTACCACCAGGTAAGATGGTCATTCTTTTACTAAACGTAGTGCCATCATTTGTATAGAATACAAGTTCACCCTGATTGCCGACTTTGTTTTCTGTGCCAATCAATCCAACAGCTGCTGATGTATTTCTGAATGATATTGCACCGCCACCATAAACATCTCCAGCATTGTATGTGCTACCTACTAATTCAATAATAGGTTGTATTGATGCTTGCAATGTGATTACTCTAGCACCGCCATAGCCTGCTATGTTTGCTGATGTTGTATTGATAGCCACATTGCCACCATCAATTGTAAAAACTCCACCGCTACCACCTAATTGATTTAATCTTACTTTAAATCCTGTATGATTATCAATATTCAAACCATTTGCCTCCAATCCACTTGCCCCATTGCCTCTTAATATTCTACCTGCAACAAAACCAGCACCATTTCCAAAGTCTTGGTAATATTGAGCAATTCCACTTATCCCTGAACTATTATAAGCATTGAATGATGAACTTGTTGCAGCATTTCCATAAGCTGTCACAGTGCTGCTAAAACTTGCAGATGTACCATTCAATGCACCAGTCAATGTGCCACCTGCTAGTGGTAAGTAAACACCTGAAACAGATGCTGATGTCAAATAAGTATTTGAATCAACAGATCCATTTGCTTTTAAAAACTGACTAGATGTGCCACCTGATTTTACAAATGAATTTGCAGTCACTGATGAACTAAAAGATGCAGCAGCATTTGATGCAATTCTTAAAACCTCAGCACCACCTGCATATATTGAAACAAATCTACCTGATGGTGCAAATAAATATAAATCTGTTGCAGTAGCATAAACACCATCACTTTGTAATTCAGTGTAGTCACTTGCCCCTGATGTAATCTTTCTTATGTTACCAGTAAAGGTTGCAGTAGTACCATTCAATGCACCTGTAAGTGTCCCACCTGCCAATGGTAAGTAAACACCTGCCACAGATGGGATGTCATCAGTGAATGCTATTGTGCCACTCTTTGCAGGGAATGAAACACTATATTCACTGCCAGCTGCTAATCCAGCAGGCCTTAAATTTATGATCCTGCTGCCACCGCTTTGCTTATCCCATGCTCTTATAAATGATGTACCAAAGTAGGTTTTCTCACCACCTGTCTCAACATTCAAATAGTCTGTTGTGCCACCTGAAATTTGGATGCCACTATTTGATACAACAATGCCACTGCTAAATGTCTTTGTCGCTGTGATGGTTTGTGCAGTGTCTAGTGTTACATATCCACTCAATGATGGGATTGCCTGTGTAGACATCACACCATTTGCATCTGCAACCACCATCCTAGATCCTGTGCCACCTAGATCAGCCACTGTCACAATACCTGCATGGCTGACAGAAAATTTCTTTTGATTTGAATTTGTAAAAATTGCCAACAAATCACCGCTGGTCTGATTGTATGACTGTGTAAATGTGAAACCGTTTGTAGTTGAATTTGCATTCAATCTGAATCCGCTAGCTGCAACAGTTGAAATGTTTGGTGTAGTACCAGTGATGGTCACACTGCCTGTTGTGGGTGATAGCCTGATATTTGATGCTGACAGTTGAAGCTGATCCTGCCCAGCTGCCCCAAATCCATCCAATATGATCTGACCAGTCTGCACATTTCCTGTGCTACCCAATGCCCTTAAAATTAATGCCCTGCTATTGCCATTGTTTGCACCATCATCCCACATTGTCAAATCATTGCTGATCCTGACAGTGCCATTGACATCTAATTTGTAACCTGCATCTGATGCACTTGCAGGGCTTGCACCTATGTAGGTGTTTCCTGTACTTGCAAAAGTTTTGATCTGTCCAAGTAAGTTTGACAAACCAGCAGCTGTCACAGATCCTACAGTGATGCTGTTGGCCGTTGTGTTGCCTCTGCCTGTAACACTGTCAAGTGTGTCAGTCTCAGTATAACTCGTTAAATAGTTTGGTGTCCAGTTTTCCCACTTTGATGTGGTGCTGTTGTATCTTAACAGCTGATTGTTTGCTATTGATGAAATTGCCACATCAGTCAATGCAGCTAGTGTAGTGATCACTGTTGCTGTAGATACAAGTGTCACCCTGCCTTTTGCATCAACTGTAATCACTGGGATGGATGTTGATGATCCATATGATCCAGCAGTCACACCACTGTTTGCTAAAGTCACAGCAATTGATGTAGTGCCTGATCCTGTTGCATCACCACTCAAAGTGATGGCTTGATTCCCTACCAAATAATTTGGTGTCCAGTTCACCCAGTTTGATCCGTTGTATTGCAACAACTGGCCATTGCTTGCACTGGTGATGATCACATCACCCAATTGTGTCAATGTGTAGTCACCCTCAGCAGGATTGACTGTGCCAAATCTGCCATTGAAAGAAACCACCCCAGCACCTGTCAAAGTCTTTAGGTCACTGATGGTGGTCTTATATAAATATCCAGTGCTGGGATCACCCACAGCCATCAGGTCACTGAGACTAAGGGATGCCCTGGATTCTAATTCTGATATTTTCTTATTTGCCATACTGATAAATAGCTTTAGCTAGGATATTGGTAGTTTGTTGGTACTTGACATCTGTCAGCTGTGAATGGTAGCTGTAAGCTGATGTCAGCCTTAACAGCCACTAGATTGTCAGGTGTGTCCTCAGTGATAAATGTCAGCTGCACATTGTCCTGCATTTCAAACTCAAATTCCTCATACAACATCTGTGCAATGATGTCCTGTGCCACACTGAGCATGTCACTCACTGCCTCTGTTTCATTGATTTTCTCAGGCAGCATTCTGTCAAAGAAATACAAACTGAAATTCAGGGAAAGTGTCCTGGTAGTGATGCTGGCATTGGTTGAATCAAAGTACATGGCAGGATATACATTGTCTGCACTCTCACCCAAAAACTCATCAAAGTCACCGTAGTAAACAGTATTAATTTGCTCGTGTGCCTCTGCTATTGCTTTGATTTGTTGCACCACTTGATTTAGTGTCAATGTTCTTGCTGCCATTTTTAAATTTTTTCTCCAGGTAGATTTTCAATTTCTCCTGATTCTTTTTTGAATATGTTTTATTCGCCATCACAGCATTGGTTTGTGTCTTTTAGCCAGTTGTCTAAGTTCTTTGGATCTTTACAGCAGTAGTCATCACCCAACCAAATAGTAGTTGTGTATGAATCTCTCTCAGGTTTGATGATGTCCACACCTATTCCTGGGCTGTTGTATAAAGGAAATTTCACAGTAGTTGCCACCTGTTTCAAATATTTCACCAGTCTTTGGCCGTAAAATTCAGCCCTGGATCTGTACCTGTTGGCCACATCAATCATGTCCTGTGCAGATGGCAAATCAGTATTGTCACTGCTTTTTCTCACCACACCTTTGTTGTAAAACTGATATGACAGTCCCATTGGCAGTTCACTCATCACATAGTACACCAGGCAGTTTGTGATGTAGGTGTCCAGCAGATCTGATTCATCAGCTGTCAGGTTTCCTGCATCAATGCCATCCTGCAATCTGTTGTAAAGGCCAGTGCCTAGTGCTGGCAATATGTACATGTCCTGTGCTGTCAGGATCTCAGGCAGGATCAGTTTCTCATCCACATTTGCATGCAGGCCTGTCCTTTCTTTTATAGTTTTAACCGAAATAAAAAGTGTATTTCTGCTCATCTTATTTATCTTTTTTTATTACAACATTACTCACCCATGTGTGTCTACAGCTAGGGCTATGCTCACCATTTGGCATTGTCCACCAGCCACCTCTCCGATCAAACACACTGTAGCCCAGTCTCTCACTAAGCTGTTGGATGTCTGATCTGCTGTACAGCTTATTCATAGCCATTAACTTTTTACAGAATGACCTGGATGTGGCTGAATTGGCTTTTGCACCCTCTGCTGCTAGTTTCCTATAGTCCCAGTCATATTTGTACATCAATTTGAAACTGGTAGTCTGTGCAGGCTCACCAGGTGTCAGTTTACTCAGTGGCTCTTTTGCCTCCCTTTCAATTGTACCACCTACCACCTTTGCTCTAAGTATGCCATTCTCCACTAGTTTTTTCATCACCTCATTGATGATTATTAGATCAGTCTTTGTGACCTTAGCAATCACCTCAGGTGTGATCCTCTTATCTTTAGTAACTAGATCAATCACATTTTTTTCAATCTCACTAAGGATCACATCCTTAAATTCCATCATCATGATCTCATCATCACCCAACAGTTCAACAGACTTAAATCCTACATTCTTTTTTTTTAAAATAGCATAGTTGTCTGCATCCTCACCGAACTGAGCAAACACACTAAGCACCTCATCCTCACTGAACATCTGTTTGCTGAATGCTGCACTTTCCTCATCAGATCCTAGCCAGGTGTTGATCTCATCATCTGATAAAGCATACCCACCTTTCAGCATTGCTGTGGCCTGATCCCTGGTGATTTTGCCTTTTGTGAACTCTCTGATGATTCTTTGCATGTTCTGCCATTCCCTGCCTTTAAGCCCCTTTAAATGCTCATTAACAGATGCAGCCTGCTGCTGTTCTACTGGATCAGTAGGCATGCCGTATTTAGTAGGATCAATTCCCATCTTTTCCAAAATCCACTCTTTAGGTGCTACCTGGGCAATGATGTTTTCACTGAACTCAAAACCTATTGGCTCAACTGGTTGGATGTACATGTCCTGTGTTGCACCCTTTAACCTGGCCAACATGTTGAACACACTTTCCAAAAATTGCTGTTTGTCATTGCAGTATGTAGATTTGAAAATCTCATATCCATCCCTCATCTCAGTTCTAGTTCCCATCTTTCCAGGCTCACTAATACCAAACAATGATGGTGTAGTGATCTGATGACCTGCAAAGATGTTTTGCTGGATCATAGAATCTACCCTGCTAAAATCCTCTTTTGTCAGATCTGATGTGCCTAGATCCTCAACAATAGCCTTTCTGTCTGCACCAGTAACAAAGTTTAAAATGAACTTTTTACCATCAGCCCCAGTGAAACGCTTTTCAAAACGCTTTTCAATGTTTCCTTTTTCCTCATTGCTAGGCTCACCATTTGGTAGTGTGATAAGTTTACTGGCAGAAAACCCTGTCTGAGCATTGCCCAAAACATGCTTTGAAACCTCAATATCACTCAGGATGTAATTCAATGCACCCATGTAGCCAGGCAGTGAATAGGTGTCCATCCCTGGTCTGTATTCTTTAATGTACAGGATCTGTTTGCCCTGTCTTACCTGTGTATTGAATGCAGCTATTTCAATTGGCTTTTCTCTGCTGTCTTTCCAGTCTTGTTTGTACCAAAATGATGTATTGTCTTTGTTTGATCTGATCTTTGTATAATCAATGTGATTGACAGTTGTAAGCATGCCACCCACCTCACTCCAAATCACCTCCAGGTAAGCACCACCAAACACCTCAATGTCAATAGACACCTTTCTAGTCAAATCATTCAGATTCTCATAGTCATTGGCCTTTTTGATGAACATCTCAGCAGCAGGATCAGCCTCTTTGGTAGCCCAGCCATTGCCAGTGATGTAGTTTACTTTGCCTCTTACAATAGCATTGTGCTTTGCACTCTTATTGTACATTTCTAAAAGGTAGCTGGGATAGTCATTGTTGTTTCCAAATTCAATGTAGCCAGCACCTCTTTTTTCCATAAACTCAGGCTGCTTTGCCTCAGCAAAGGTCAGCATGAACATGTTATCTGTTAGTTTCATTCTCTTACTTTAAATGTATTATCTGTGTCATATTCGGTGAATGCAAAATTGCTATTGTCATCCAGCCTCAAAATGCCAGTCTCCAAAAGACTAGTGGCCTGGGCAGGATTTGTATTGTTTGTGCTAGTTTGCTCATAGATGTAGTATGTCCATTCACCTGCCAGCTTATTGTGGATCTCATGCTGGGCATCAATACTGAATTTGTTGTATCTGTCTTTGTGTGTAGATATGTCAGTATTGTTCAACTTCACAAACTTCACCACCTCATTGCTAGTTCTATTGATAAAATAGAATAAGTAATTTGGTGCAGCTAGTGTCTGCTTTTCTTTCAAAGTCAGGATCACACTACTGGTTTGGCCTTTTGTCAGGTATATCATATTGTTAAATAGCTTTTGCCGTATGTTTTACCACAAAAAAAAGCCAGCCCCTGAATAGAGACTGGCCGACTACCTACTATTGAAAACCACGAAAGCCTATGCTGTCAATCCAGCAATGATTCCGCTAGTCACCTCAGGTGCTAGTTCTTTCTCACCACCGCTGAATGTCAATGTGTAGCCATTACGGTCTGCCTGTGCAGTACCTGTTGCAGATGATCCAGCAGAAAGGTCTAGGCCATTTTGTTTGCCTATTAACCAGTATTTGCCGTTTGCATCTTCAACTACAGCCATCAAATTGTTTTTAGCCAATAACAAGATTTCGTTTCTTGTATTTGCTTGCATCTTGTTTAGAACAATTGCTAATTCCTGAGCATAAAACACAGTGCCGTTTTGTACGTTTGCGTTTACGTTTTCAGTTAATGAACTGCTATTCTT